TGACGATTCTCTATTTGCGCTCGTCGTCTATGCCCTCATCCGGTTGGATTCGTACCAATCAGAGGGACAAAAACATAGACGCAGGGAGCGCCTGCAGGCTCCTTATAAAATCTGCAGATCAGTTTTCCGCACTGGTAGACGTTCTATCAATGTTGGGAAAACACCCGAAAGGGGATTTAACTGGCCGACTCGGATCTGGCCAGTTTTTCTACACCGAGCAGGAAACCGAGTTTTCCTGCTTGATGAAGACCCTCGCCGAACATAGTTTATTAGGAACGAATCCTGATATACATGTCGTATACGATGGGCTTAACATATGGGCAGCAATGTCGGGTAAAACGTTACTCGACTTGGGCCTCAAGAGAGGTCCATATAAAACCAACACATATGATAAGTTTGGGGACGGCAAACTCCATAGAGTTCGTGGTAAAGCATCTCACGAAAAGATGATTACCTCATCGACACACCGATTTCACGATATCGGATCGATGCCTACCCCCATGCAATTTCAACTTATTCAAAAGACCTTTTGGTTCAAGCGGCTGAAACCAAAAGTTCAAAATAGGTTGAAGTACCTAATAGTTGTTCGGGACAAACTATTGGAAGTCAAGGAGATGATGAATACTGTAGATGCAATCGTTGCATCTCTTCTTCTCGTTTTCCCTGACGCGGAATGGAACTACAAGCTGTCTGATCGAATCCAGACTTGTATATTCTCAAATCTCGTGTTAGATCCGTCGTGGATCATATCCTGGAAGAAAATAAAGAAGCAGCTTCGGAAGCATCTTCTTAATCCAGGTTCTACGAGGCCCGAAATTCCGCGTTCGATGAGTTTCCTGTCCTATTTTATTCGAAGTTTCCCACACCGAGTGGATCCGAATACTAGGATAGGCGCGTTTGGTATAATGTCGTTATGCCAAACCCGTAATACTGGAATAGCCGACTACTCCGGTATTGATAACTCATTGAATAAGTTTAAACGTACTGTTTCTATCCCCAGTGATCCGATTATTGGGGAATATCCTAGTACGTTTATTCGACCCTACCTCAAGGAGGTAGTGAGTGATAGCTACTTCGAAAGATGCAAGGGCTCGGCCCATGTATCTTTGGCTCTCACTGCTTGCTACGAACGAAACGTTGCAAACGGTGGAAAGTTGGGAGTAGCTCTTCCGATTGTGAACTTTTATGCTGCCCGGCAGCTAGGTCCACAATTAATCGATCTGGAAACAGGACTCGCCGTTGATGGTGTCTACGTTGACCACCAGCAAGTGGGAGAAGTTCTTTTCTATGACGCTCTTTGGCAATTTAAGTCAAAATATAACGATATGATGACAGCTAATATTGCCGTAATAAGGGAGGCTGGACCGAAGTGGAGAACGGTGACTTCGTCATCGTTCTACCACGCCACCTTATTACATCCCTGGAGTCACTTAATGCTCGAAATATTAAAGTGCGTTCCAGAATGTAAATCGGGAATCTCCAAATCCAGACACGGCTGGAATTTTGCGAGTAACCTAGATATCTCCAACGAGGCGACATCTTGGATTTTCGATTACATTAATGAGGTTAAAGGTCTATCAACGGATCTTGAAGAGGCAACGGACTACTTCAATCGATTCGTGATTAAAGACCTAGTGAATCTGATGAACGAACTATTTAAGATACCACGTTGGTATGCTCAAGTAGTATTAATTCTCTTATGTGATCCGCGTAAGATCACGACAAGCAGACATCCGTTCGCAGAGGCATTCGTTGAAGAAACCTGTAGAGCTGCATTCATGGGCGACCCAGGAACAAAAGTTCTACTTACTCTACTTGGTCTGGCGGTAACGTTATCGACTAGACAGAAGTATGTTAGGTTTTATGCCGAAAATATCGGCGACGACTATGCAGCTATCGGCAGCGACGATTCGTGCAGATTTGCATTGACGGAATTTCAACGATTCGGTATGAAAATCTCTGAGGATGATACGTTCATCTCAGATCGATATATTTTCTACACCGAGGAGCTTATAAGAATACCAACTTCTGTCGACGAGACAATTAGTTGTGTTACCCATTCACGTAACTGGGGCCTTTCACCTTATATCGATGGGGTGAAGGGTAGATTTCTTATAGATGCTACCAAAAATAGAGATGATTATGCTAGCTGTCCCGAGGGACGTATCAGTGGACTCGGAAAAGATATATCGTATCTTTCAGTCGGATCTGATCCAGTTTGCATGTTTCATCTCGCGTCTTTCTTGCAAGACATTTACCTTAATCTCGTTGATTATCGTGGTTTAGTCTACTTTCCCCAAGAAGTCTTGGGTCAAGGAAAGCCTCCTTTGTGGGACGTTCCCACTAATCCCCTGACCTTCTGGTCAATCCAATGGGGAGGACGCTTTGCAAAGAATTACGCTAGGGCTGTAGTCGAAGCTATTAAATACGTCAACGATGACGGTATTAATGTCGAGCGCAGTATCTGCATTTCGTATGCGAATACTGGCATGTTCAGACATAGCACGAACATCCCGTGGCGGTGCAATCTTAGACCTGTAGAAGACCCGAAGTTTCTACAGTTCCAAGTTGCACAGGTTCCTAGATATAATAGTTTAACCTCATATATTATGCCTAGGCTCTCCAAGTTCATTATCTCCGAATCCGAGATTTCAGGAAGATTAATGAAGCAGGAGCATATGCTTTCCTTAATTTACGGTACCGAAATCGTATATAAGGAAGCAAATTTAGTAAATATCCCGCCTCTCCCCATCGTTGGGGTCGAAGAGACTCGTCAATTTACTATCGGTCTTGAGTACTTTTTAGAGCTTTGGCTTCGTTCGCCTCAGTCTCTAAATAGCACCCGTTCAGAGCGTTACTTCTACAGGCCGCCTGTAGAAGCAATTTTAGGAAAGGACTACCCTTTAACGGTGTCAATCGTGACACCTAAGCAGGTACCTGTTTCCAATGAGATCGGAAGGACTCAATTAGAGAGGGATTCTCATGAGCTGTTTAATTGGTTATCAGACTCATGGGAAAAGGAGCAACGTGGTGAACGCATCACGGATATCCCGCGTCGTCTATTAGATGACGACCCCTTTCTAATGTCGGATTGTGATTATGAAGGATTTTTCACTGAACGATTCAGAGATGTCTTCATCATCACCAATGATGCTAAATTAGCGGAGCGAATCGCCTATCGTAGGAGATGCGTTGCGCCGTACCTGCGAACGTATCGTATTCCAATTCGTAATTGGGTATATACGCAGTGCAGTTATCATCATTGGAAGCCGGAAATGACCTGGAACAACTACGTAGTTGATCTAGGCTCATTAGACGCCTTCGCCGCTTCATATTTCGGCGGTCATATTCCGTATTCATACCTCGTCCCGGAGGACTTCGTAGGTATAAATCCGTCAGGGAAAATGAAGCCGAAAGACCCCTTCCCTCTTCGAAGCGATATTCGAAAGAGGACGAAGTCGGGTCTAGAAATCCCTAAGTTCCCTATCCTATACGCGAAGTATCGTACTTTCGAGTTAGGCCATATTCCGCCGGGGACGAAAGACAAAAATCGTTTTGACTTTCCTCCTTTTGCGAAATTAAGGATTATTCCTAAGGATTTCCCTGCTTGCTATCTTGTCAGAGTAACTAAGTTTAGTTATAAGGATCTGACGAATGAAAGTAAGCAGTGTGATCTATTCTCTGGTCAGCCGTATACTGACCAGTAATAGTCACGATCTTTTCCGCCGTGCGGTCAAAATCGGTGCACACCCGAGTGTGCCGGTATAGCTCATGTTTCGTAATGAGGAATATGGTTAGAACGAACTTTCCATGTCCTTACGCGAGCTATACA